TTTAAATAGTTATCTACCGATTTTTCTATTTCTGTATTAAGGACAGGATTTTTATAGTTTTTGAAGTTTTCAAAATCCTGAATATCATTTAATAAAACTTCCGCAGCATCAAATTTATATTCATCTTCTAACTTTCTTCCTATTGCCATATAGTTATCATGAAACATATCTGCATCTTTACTTACTTGAAAAAGTTTAGCAATAGCAGGATCGTTTTCCATCATTTTATTAGTAACACTAAGCTTATTAAAACCGGGAGTAAAGCCCTCTAATCCCTGAATGCCGTGTTGCGTTTCGTGTAAAACTATACTCAGTATTTGGTCTACATCTGTTATATTCTTATTAATTTCTAGCCTATTTGATTCCTTATAAAAAAGACCTATTGTATTATCATCCATATCAGCGGCAGGTACAATTTTATAATCTCTTAATTGCGGGTAATGCTTATAAAGTTCAGGGTGGTTAAGAAAAGTGCCTAAAGATATAGTCCTAGATGTTCTTAGATTTTCATTAATAGTAGCCTTGCTGTCATCTATTTCAAAACGCCATTTACCATCTGTTTGACCTAAAGTCCACCCTGTTCTTTTTCTAATTTTCTCTGTAGGTACACCAGAGTTTAGTAATTCCTCTGCCCTAGTAAAATTACTACCGTCTATATTTCTAGCATTAGCTCCGCCAAAAAGACGCATTGCCCCCTGTGGTATACTAAAAGGCGCACTTGCTGCAGCAGTACCACCCATAACCCCTGCAATATCTGCCATACTAGCGTCAGGAGACATTGCGGCATCTAAACCCTCAATAAAACCAGTAGCCGCACCACTAGCTGTATCAACAGCAAACTCTCCTACTTGACTAGCAGAAGGATAACTACGGTTAGTATCGCCTAAGTAGTTTAAAGTTGCATCTTTAGCGTCTATTGCTGCGGTTTTTATAGCTTCACCAGTGTCAACAAGTCTCTCTTGAGTACCCCTTTGATCAGGGTCTTTTTCTACATTAAATTTCTGCCCTGTTATTGCGTCTACATATACAGGAACTTCACTATAGTTAGGCCAGTTAGGGTCTAGTTCTGCCCCCATAAAGCTAACTGGCTGAGTTAGACCTCCAAAAGGTAAAGTGCCTTTAGCTGCCATTTCCAAAGGAGTAGCCAGCATATCATCAGTTTGTGTATCTTCAGCTTCTGCTATCTCTTTGTCTAATAAGTCAGCCGTATCTTGAACAGCATTAGAAGTATATTTTACTCTAGGGGGAAGACCTAATGCTTCTTCCATTTCACGTTCAAGATTAGTTACAACACCACCTTCGTTAAAACTAGGAGTAATAAGGCTAAATGGGTCTGCTTGCTTAGGAGGAGTAATTATGGGTAGTGAAGTTCTGTCATCAGTAACACGTGGGCCTTGCTCTAACTTTATGCTTTCAGCAGAAACTTCTGATGGTACAAAAAGTTTAAAGATAGGATTAGTTTTTGCTAGGTCTTTACTTAAACTTACATTAATATCATCTTTAGTAATTCTTCTGATGCCTAGCATTTCGTTTGTAGCGTAGGAGTCTAAAGACACTCGATCATTTTGATTACCGCCAACAACTGATATCCTCTTATCACCTTGATCTGTTATTCTAGTACCTGCATAAAAACTTACGTGATCACCAACACCATCTCTGACACCATTAATACGGTCAACCTTCATCTTAGTGCCAGTTTTGATGCCGTTTTCATCAAATACGTCTACTCTGCTTTTAGGCCAATCCCAAATTACAATGTCACCTTCTCTAACATCTTCAATATCTACAGCAGAACCATAATTTATATATTTCCTAGCTCTTTGTCCATCTACTCCTGATAATGTATCAGCACCTAATTCTGTAAGAATGTAATGTACAAAAGCAGCACACCACGCATTATCTGTAGCACTAAGTTTTTGATCTTTTGATACGCTATCGTAAAACCCTTGAACGGCTGCTTCACCTGCTTCAGTGTCCTCGTAAAGGCCGCTTACAATTTGTTTAAATTTAGAGTCAGGGTCTCTTAATAAGTAATTTAATTCTATTACTTTATCAATGGGGCTTTTAAAGTTATCATTACGCAATAAAGGTCTAAGAGTTTCACCGTCAGAAAGATTTAAAGCTTCTTTAGCGCCACGTACCATACCGAAACTATCTAGGGTGCCTACTACGTTGCCAGAACTATCCAGATTACGCCCAGCACTACCATACTCACTATAGGCAGCACCTAAATCATCAGTACTAGCTTCATTAGTAACTGCTCTTTCTACTTTAGTTTTTAAATAATCAGGTAGTTCTACTGGTTGAGAAGCTTCCGTAGCATCCGATTGGCGAGTTATCTCAGCTTGCTGACGCATACGACTTGAATCATCGTAAGGTAAACCAGTTGTAGGGTCTATAACGCTAGGGTCTCCACCCGCAGGATAACGTGGAGTTTCAGTTAGCATATCTTCCATTTGACTATCTTGATGCTCAGACGCAAGTCCTCCATGATTAAAAGACTTGCGAAAGTTAAACCCTAAAGTTGTATCCCCACCAGTTGAATCTTGAATAGATATATCTGCATTATCTCCTAAAAGATAAGTTACCTTTCCAGAGTACCTGTCTTTACCTTTAGTTGAAGTATCTTTTCTAGCATCAAAAATAAAACGCCCTAAAGTAGCCCCTAAGTCATAGCCTTTTACTGTGACACCATTACTAAACTGCTGTGTTTTTCCATCAGGCAATTGTACGTTGGTATTACTTGTATTCTTTACTTTATTAAATCCTGCAGTAAGAGAATTGTCACCCTCTTTATTAAGCAACAGTCTGCCATTTACTGCAATCCCTACAGCTTTTCCTTGCGTATTAACAACCGCACCGTCAGGGTAAGTAGTATTAGGCGTAGATTTTTTTTCAACAAAAGCGCTACCTGTAAGACTATTTCGTCCTGAATTGTAAGTAAATGGTCCTACGTTTAAAGACTCTTTATTAGTAGGGGAGTTAGTAGTTTTCTTATAACTAACAAGGGGCTTGTTGTAATTTAATTCATCTAAAGGTGGCGGTTTACGCTTTGCTTGTGCTTGTGCCTCTTCTCTATTAAATCTGGGGTAAAGACCTAATGATTCTTCTATTTGTTTTTCAACAGTATCTTTAGCCATCAGCATTAACCTCTAATCTTAACTTCTTTAATGAACGTAGTGCAGCCGCTTGACCCTGTAAGCGAAACAAAACATCTGCACCATCTACTTGCTCCATAGTCCTATGCACACCAGAAAGCCTAGACTCTAGTTCAGCCTCAAAAGCATCCCATAAAGGTTTATCGTTTACGAGTTTCTTTAGTTGGCTCATTTGTTGATTGGCCTTTGTACCATAGAGGTAGATTCTAAGTCATCTTTTTCCTTAGCTTTATTACCCTCAATAATTTCTTTTAACTTTTTGCCTAAAATAATACCTATACTCATTATTGCGGCCTTCCAGAAAATCCTTGCTCACCCGGCGCAGGTGCAGAGCCTACACCAATGTTACCGCCACCTCCACCTGATGTGTCCTGTGGACCCGTAGGAGCCTGTCCTGTGGGCGCTGCGCCTTGGGGTGGGGTAGTACCCGGCTGGGGAACTCCACCCTCCTGTGGCTGCGGTAGAGGCTGCTGGAACTGCTTCAGTATCTCCGCTTGGATAGCGGCGTCTTGTAAGCTATTAGTAAGCTTGTCGGGGTCCAAATCCATGCTAACTGCAATCTCACGAATAAGGTAATCCATCTTAGCAAAAGGTGCTAGTACAGGGTTTTGTGCTACTTGCAAGAACTGCATCAAACGCTGGCTACGCACTTCGTTAGCCATCAAGCTCTCAGTACCCTGTGCGCGTACCTCTAAGTCACCCTTAATCTCAGGATCAAAGTCAAACTGCATGTTGAAGTTAAAGAACGCTTTACCTAGAGGCTTAAGCATATAGTCATCTACGTTCTTAATTACATTCCGTATAGAACCATTAGCAGCAGACATGAGCATACTAATGCCAGAAGCTGTACGTCCGACACCTTGCACTCCTGTCTGACCATGAGCAAAGCTTGGAAAGCCAGTACTCTCATCTGCTAATACACGTGCTTTGTCAAACATCTGCATGTTCTCACCTGACACGTTAGGGAACTTGGTGCCAAAAATTGCTTGACCGGGTGCACCCCCTTGACGCCTAAACACCTTGCCGGGATACACAGAAAGGTCTTGACCGGGAACTAGGTTAGTCTCATCTACTTCAATAAGCATGTTACCGCTTAAAGCTGCATTGTCTACCGCCATACGCATAAACCCATTCATAAGGGTCTGTGTATCATCCATATTCTCAGCAATACCTATACCAAAGAAGCTATAAGGGTTAAGCTCATAGGGTACTGCAAAGTAAGGAATAAGTGCAGGTTTAAATGGATTCATTACAAGACGCAGTACTTGATTATGGCATACCCAAATGTTTACGTTTACTTGCTCTACGTCCTTTAACTCTTTAGGGATATCTACACCGTAGTCTTCAAGAACATCTTTATCTACAAAGCCCCAGAACTCATGTACTTCATAACGCTCTGCTTTACCGCTCTGAGCGTCATCCTCCATAGCTTGCTCCCACCACTTCTTCTCGTAGGACTCGCCCATGCTAAGAGACTTATCAATAGCGTTATCACGAAAGAAAGGCCGACCCTTTAAAGCACGAACCTGTGAGCGTGACATTTTATGCCGCTCAACAACGTACTCAGCTTCATCCATGTTAGCTGCGTCAGGGTCAGGGTAGAAATTCCAAATAGATACATGGCTAGTAGATGGCACAGTCTTAATAGTTGGCTTGTACTCACCCTCATCATCCCAATTAGGATACTCTTTATTTACTGCAAACGGACCCTTCATGATACCTGTGCCAAACAAAGCAGTCTCAAAGGAAGCTAAACGTAGTTGCTTATTAGCTCCTGACTCTTCTAGTTGATCGTGTATCTTCTTTTGCATCTTTTTAGCTGCAGTTAGTGCAGGATTAAAAGTAATGCTGGTAGGTAGTGTGCCTTGACCTTCAATAAGCTTATCAGCTACAGGCTCTAACTTCTGAGCCATGCTACCAAGTCGCTCACGCAAGCCATCCATAGTTTCTCCCGGCTGCAGCTTTGCATCGTCAGAGCTAAACATAGGGGGCGTAAAGGTTTCTTTTAGTTCATCTATTCCTTGTTCAGCTTGAGGTGCAGCATCAAAGTGTACTGCCTCTGCTATGCCCTCTGGGAGTGTAGTAGGATCAATAGCTAAAGGGAACTTGTGATTACCAAAAAGTACGTCAACAATTTGCCCATAAGCTGCAAGAGTTTTAGTTTTAGTTACCTTAACAAATACACGTGACTTCTCTGTCTCAGTGAATTGTACTTCGTTGTTATATATACCCCGATAGTTACGGTAAGCATCCATCCAACGCTGTTCGTCAGTAAAACGTGCATCTTCAGCTTTTTTAAACCGATCCATAACTAGATTAACTATGTAACCTGTCTTAGGGTCGTGCATACTGCCTTCAGTAGTGTCCTCTATGTGTGAAGACTGTCCTGACTCTAAGTTAGTTTCAAAGTCTGTTGTGAAATCATCTGGGTCCATATTTAATATCCGAATACTGGATCAGCAGCTTGAAAACCGCTTCTCTGTGTTGCAGGGTTGAAATCCCACAAGGAACTTCTAGGTCTTGTCATGATACCATACCTTAGTGCGTCATACAAGTGGTCTTCTGAGTTTGTGTCAACGTCTTCTGGATTACGTTTATCTAAAGGTATACTTGGTATCTGGGCTATGCAGTTGGTGCAGGTAGAAAAGAATACGAGCTGGGGTTCCTCAGTAAACTCATCTACCTGCAAACGGCGGTGTATCTCGTTCTTACCTGAAACCCTAGACCCTTTTGAACGATCTGAAGGTCTCCAGCGACAGCCCTTCATAATCATTTGTTCAGCTAGGCTAGGTCCAGTATCACCCCTTTTATGCCAGAGGGACGAATCCAACACGCCGTATCTTATAGTTCCATCCTGTGACTCTGCTTCTAGTATTAAGTCTGCTAAGTCAGTAGCTGTAACTTTGGTTACATACATCTCTCTGTAGACTATAAGCTGCTCTGAGGGAGATACAGCAAACCACACAACACCTGTCCAACTGCCGTAACCATAATCGCAAGCTCTGAACTTCGCCCAGCCACTAGGAATGTTATAAGGCTCAACAACGTGAATCTGGCGGTTAAACTCTGGAAAAGCTGCACCCTCATTAACATCCCAGTTTCCTTCTAGTAGTTGTTTGCGCTGATGCTCTGGCATGGACAGCAGCATAGTTTCGTAGTCACCACTGTCAGCTAAATAAGGATTATCAAATAGGCTTGCAGGAATAAACCTACGCTTAAATAAAGGTTGGCCTTCTTTAGTGTGACCTTTAGGATAAGCTAATGTTTTACTTGTCTCAATGTCAGTAGCCCAGAAAGGTTTGTTAGGCTCTGAAGGATCAATAAACATCTTCTTAACCCATTGATGCCCAATAGAGCCGGGGTTAGTTGTTGCCCTCATGTACAGACCTAATTCAGGTGCTGCACTACGCAAACGAGAGCGCATATAGTTCCAAGCAAAAGGTGTAGCCCATTGAGTAAGCTCATCAAATGCTATGTAGTTAAACGCCTGTCCTTGGTAGCGCATAACGTCTTGGTCTTTGTCTAGGTAACTCATCCAAATGCGACCACCTCTAGGTGTAACCCACTGAGACTTACGCTCTGACCACTTAATACCGGGAATTGCTTTAGGATATAACTCTTGACTTTTCTGTATAAGCTCTCTAAGTTCCTCTGTAGTGTGACGTACAAGTAGGCCACTAAACTCTTTATGATTAAGGCTACGTAACGGGTCTGCTAGTGTCGCGTAGCTCTTACCACCACCCGCTGCACCGCCATACAGAACCTCACGCTCACTAGAAGCTAAATAGTCTGTCTGTGGCCCAGCGTTAGGC